TTAATACTAAACTATTGTTATAATTAGGTAATAAAATTACATCAAAATTAACACCTATATTAATAATAAAAGCATCTTTTATATGAACAGAATCAGTCAGCATTCTATATTCTGCTAAATAAGTTTTTAAGTTTTGTTTTAAAGCTGGGTCACAATTAGCAACTTTACCTTCTGAATCCTTTGATAATATATGCAAACATAAAGCATTAGTATTATGTTCATCATAAACAGGAAGTTTATCACTTATTTGTTCATTTTCTTGTGTTATATAAGATTTATATACTACACCAAATTGAGATGGTAAAGATAAAGATCTTACCATATAATCATCTTTAGTAACGGTTCTTAATTGAGTAGGATATTGAGATATAGTATTTAATCTAATATCTTCTTTTGAATCTCCGTCTCCTCCTCCCGTTGCAGGTGAGGGGTTATTAAATGCTAAAGAATCTCTTACTGTGTTTTGTAATGTATTATCTAAATTTGCTCCAAAAAATGAGAAACTACCAGAGTTAAAAGTTGTTATAGTGTTAGCGGGTACATTAGATGTTGCTCCTCCTCCTACTAAATAATTTACTGTTAAAGTTGTATTAGATGGGGCTACACCATAGGCCTTAGTAAATAAAAAGTTAGAAGGATCAAATGCTGTAGTTAATTTATCTACCCCATATGGTAATCCTAAACCTACATTATCAGGATTAGGGATTATTTCTTCATCTGGTCCTGAAGATATACCTGAACCAAATTGGAGTTCTAATTTATTATCAGTTTTATATCTTGCTATATATCTATAAGGTACTTTTCTTATTTTTAATAAAAATGGGGTAGTATCATTATATTGTGAAAAGTTAGGATCGTTAGCAGCTATATTTTGTTGAGGGTCAAATATAGTTTCTTGTGCTAAGAAAGGAACTTCATAATATAGTCTATCATCACCATCATTAACTTGAGTAACTTTAATAATATTAGTATCCTCTATTTCAATAGTAGGAAATTTTTCTGGAGATCCAAATTGGAATGTTGTTTGTTTAAACTGACCTGATACAGCTTTTTTAGTTTTCTTTAATAGATAAAAATTAGGATTATCATCTGAATCAACTGAATAAACTGAAATGTCTGTTGGATCGGAACTACTTGAAATTGAAAAATCAATTTTATCTTCTATATAAAAAAAGTTACTACCTCCACTTCCAGCTGTAAGTTGTGCTCCTTCTTGTACAATTAAAGAATAATTAAAGTCGGGTTGAACCGAACCTGCGGTTATTGTGGAAGGAATTAATTGAAAAACTTCCACATCTGCTGTTGATGCATTAGTTACTTGGGGAAAATACCCACTATTATAAGCTAATGATAACAAATTACTTTTTCGTGTAGCAAATTCTACAAAATTTTCTTGTACTTGATTATCGGCATAAAAAGATAAAACATCACCCACATATGAGGCCATTTCAACTAACATTAACCCGGCCGAATTTTCCGAGAAATCATTATAAGTATTAGGGTAATAGATTTCGGCAAATTCCAATAGTTTTTCCTTAAAACCATCAAAATCTTTATTTAAATATTGTACTTGTTTAGACTCCGCCATTATTTACATTTATTTGAATTTCGTCTTGGATATTAGTATTAATTACTGAATAATTTAATATTATAGTTATTGTAGATTGTTCTGGGTTTTGTTGAACTCCTAATGAATTAATTATTACATTAGGAAAAAATTGGCTAACACCATCTACAATTAATTCTCGTATAGCAGCATTTAAATCACCCGTAATAGGTTCAAATAAAAGTTCTCTTAAACCCGATCCAAATGTAGGGTTAATTACTCTTTCTCTTTTACCAGTTAACAAAAAATTTAATAAATTAGATTTAATAGCATCTTGAGTAGTAAACGTGGTATTAATACCCGTTTCACCATCAAAGGGGACTTTTATACCTACACCAGTGCTAGGTTTTAAATCTAATATATCTATATTTTTAAATTGATAATCAGCCACTATATTTTACCATTAGTTTTTAAATTATTCATTACTCCAGAAAAATCTGGTACAGAATTAATGCTAACTTGATTAATATCTGATGTTCTTTGTCCTGCTACCATATCATTAACCGAACTAACTACTTTAGTTTCTTGTCCCGGCATTCCTCCTTGATATGAAACTGCATCATTTGCTTTCATACTACCCATATCTCTCCATCCACCTTCAACGTGAGTTTGATTTAAAACATCTGATATTGCTCCTAGTCCTTCAAATAAAGGTTTAGATTGTTGTTGTTGTGGTTTTGGATCTTCTATAATATTGGATAGTGAGGTTTTTTCTTTTTTTACTTCTACAACCGGCTTTTTTACTGTTTTAGTTTCGGTTATAGGAGTTTGCATAATTAATGATAGTTCTTCTTTAATTACCGCTCTTACTTCTTCTCTAATTATTTTTTTAAAAGCTTCTAATTTCATGATTATAAATATTTATTTAATGTATTTTTTATTCGTTTAATTTTTCTTCTAGTTTTTTTAGTCTTTTTTCAATATTAGGATATTTTTGATAAAATTTTTCTTCCTGTTTAATTAAATCAATATTAAGATGTTTTTCTAACCAAGCATCTATTTTTAATAATTGTGAATTAAATCCACTTAAAATTCTAGCGGATGCTAATCTAACAATAACAAATTTAATTATTTGTAAGATAAGTGAAATCATATTTTATTTTTAAGTATTATTAAAATTACCTTCCTTAAAAGCAAGTTTTTTTCTGATATCTATTTTTCCATCATCCTCTATTACTATATCATATTTTATTGTTAATCCTTCATTTGCTAAACCAGAATTAATTTCTGCTTCAGTATATTTTTTTCTTTTAAGTAACCTAATCCATTTAGGAATTTCTTTTAATTCAATAGCAGTTACATATGGTTCAAATTCAGGATCAGGTTGTTTAGCCGCTACTGCTTGGATTTTTAATTGTTGGAAATCTATAGATGCTCTAGCCCTAATTCCTTGATACCATTGTTGTGTTTTAGCTTTTACTTCCTCTATTTTTTCAGGATTAGGATCTAATCCACTTAATATATCTCCTTTTATTTTTTCTACTAATTCTTCTTCACTCATATTTTCTACTCCAGGGTCTCTTAAAATATTAGATAATTGACTAGTAGTAGCTCTATTTATACTTCCTAAATTACTAGCTAAAGTATTTAATGAAGGGGTTTCTTTTATAAATTCGTCTAATCCACTTTGAGCTATACCCGATTTATTAATTGGTTTTTGAGGAGAACCTCCATCAGTTTTTCCTCTAGCAGTAATAGGTTGATTAGCATTAGATTCAAAAGGTCTATTACCAACTCTAGATTTTGTAGGTTTACCAGATTTAGTAGGAACACTAGCGGCTATTTTATTATTTTTATCCGCTCTTATATTAGATATAGCTGTTTTATCTCCCCCAATACTTTCTACTAGATCAACAACATCATCATCACTTGGCTCATTAGCTTGTAAATCTGATGTGTTAACACCAATTACACCAGCCTTTATAGCTCTATCTATTAAAAATTTTACTTCATTTACTATTTGAGATAAATTATCCGAAAATGTTAAATCAGTAGATACTACTATCTTTTCAGCACTATCAAAAGCTATACCTCTTCTTCTTGTTGCTGTTTGAGCATTAACATTATCTTCTATTTCTTCCTGTATTTTTATAGTATACCCTTTATATATTTCTGCAAAGTTTCCAAATCTGTCATTTACGTCTACTTCCTTAATTCTATTATTTCTTTCATTTGCAATTCTATCTCCTGCTTCAAGCATGTCTGCTTGTGAATTTCTAAATTTATCAAAAGTATAATATTTTAAATTTCTATTTCTAAAATCTTGTCCTAATGTATCATTGAAGTTTACTCCAGTAGATAGTGATTGTAAATTACCATAAAATATTAGATTACCATTTTCATCAAATCCTATTATAGAATCATTTACAAACATTATTTCTCCATTAGGTAAAGTAACAAATGAACCTACACCATCTGGTAATTGGTCTGCTTGTAGTCCTCTTCCGGGTGCATTGGGGTCATCTGGATAGTAATCCTCTCCTACTCCTGCTCCTGTTAATCCTCTTAAAGAATCTCTTAGGGCATTAACCATCCCTTCCATAGATGGTCCCATTCCATTTCCACTTAAAGCTGCACAGCTTGCTAATTTAGCTGCTAATTGTGCTCCTTCATCTATAAGAGTTTGTAATGCTTGTTTAGTTATAGTTAATTGGAGTATAACTTGGGATAAAAACCCATCTATTACTTCCAAAAACATAATTGCAGTAGAAAGAGCCCCTTCTACTTGTTCTATTTTATCTACTAAAACTTGAATTATACCTACAGTTGTAAATAGAGAGGGTAGGGCCACTATAGCTACTTTTATTACTTTTATTACTACTTGAAACACTTTTAATATAGTGGTTAAAATTTTAACTATACTTTGAATGGTTTTAAGTAGGGCAATTAACATACTAACTACTCCCTGTATAACTCTTGCAAAATTAACAACAAATTGTACAAATTTAGATAATTCTTCAAAAGGTATAGCACCTCTTAGTATAGTATTTAAATCTTCAATTGTATCTTTAAACCCCGTAGTTAAGGTATTTTGAAAATTAACAATAGGTTCTAATTTTCTATAGAAATCTCCAAATAATCTAGATCCTTCTAATACTTGTCTAGAAGTAAGACCCCCAGCTAAAAATTGGGAAGCATCGGATGCCTCATCTCCCGCTTGAGCTGCAAATTTACCTGTTTTATTTATAAAATCACTAACTTCTATAAACTTTTCTCTAATTTTACCTACACCAGGAAAATTTCTTGGGATACCATTTAAATCATTTAATATATCTTGGAACCCTATTTCTCTTAAAAGTTCGGAAATAGATTCTAGTTCCTTAGATAGTGCTTGTACATCACTATTTTGTTGTTTTGTAAATTCTACATCAAATACATTTGTTTTAAAATCTTCTTTTGTATCTGGATCTTTAGGGGGAGTTTGAGTAGAGGCAGTATCTATACCTATTGTAAAAGAGTTTCCATCAATAGCAATAACTGGTCCTTTCATGCTAGCCCTTATTCTAGGATCAGTACTTACTAAAGTAAGGACGGTTCCCTCACTAATAGGGTATGAAGCATTATTTTTAAGAGGAGGTAAATTTATAGGAAATTTTTGTTTCCTTTCAAATCTTACAGATGTATTAGTTGTAGCTCCAGTAACTTCTCCTATACCAGGTGCTAAAGAAAAATTTCTAAATCCTTCAAATATTTCTCTTATTTTTCCTTGAACTTTACCAAAAAGTTCTGCACCTTCACTACCTGGGGGGAACGCCTGCGTTAAAGCAAATGATGCAGGGTTACATAATTCGTATCCATTAAGTACCTGTATTACATTGGTTAATGAATTTATACTGGGGTCTCTAAGAAAATTAGTATTATTTAAAAGTTTCTTTCTGGCCTTAGGATCATCCTTTTTAGCAGTTAATAATTCTAAATTATCAACAGTTTTTTTACCATATATAATATCGTTATTAACTGATTTTAATTTGACTATAAATTTACCTGTACTATTTCTAGCCTTAGTTATAACTTCGGGTATGGTTCCTACTGTTCCAGGCATTATTGAGTAAAGTTTTTAGTTGAACTTATACGTTCTAAATTTTGATTAACTTGTTGAATTATAACTCTAAAATTTTGGGCTACGGCCTTACATGCTGTAATTTCACCACCTGAAGAATCAGTAGCATTAGCCAATGAGGCTGAAGCGTCGGATAATTGTTGGGTTATAGAAAAAAAAGTAGCTTCTACTGCATCTCCTTTAGCTATAGGGTGATTAGACTTATCACCTATTCCTAATTTTATTTTTTCTGCATTAACTATAAATGCACCTTCAGTATCTAAATTTACACTTCCGGGTGCTGCTAAAGATATAGATTTTTTTGAATTAATTAAAACAAAATCATCTGCTGCATTAAGGTGTACCCTTCCAGAATTTAATATAATTTGCCTCCCAGTATAAGGAAAACTAGGTATAAAAGGAACATCGGGTACATCTTCTCCTACTTTAGCTTCACCACCTACAAATTCTGTAGATTCAACATTTGAGTTGGATTCATCAGTTGGAATTGAATTTAAATTACTATCTAATTTTTGGTCTATTTCTCCTTGTGCCTTATTAAGAGCTCTTTTTGCTTTTTTTCTTTTTCTTGATCCAAATAAAGCATAAGATATTCCCTCAGGTACACCAAAAAATTGTTGGTATAACTCTATTAATATATCATATATGTCTATAAAAAACTGTAACATTATCTTCCAGATTTATTTCTTCGATTACTTATGGATTGTTGGGCTAATACTGCGGCATTAGGTTCTAGTTCCTCTCTTGGGACAGAAGCAGCCGAATCACTTATTCTTTGGTTATTATTAGTTCCTTGAATAGCTGCTTGTTTTTGGGCTAAATTAGGATCTGTACTTAAATCTGGTTCTACATTTATTGAATCCCTAGTATTACTAATGTCATCGGATTCATTATTTGAAGTAAACTGATCTCCTAAATCTTCTCCTATTTTTTCAAATTCTGCAGTTGTATCCTCAGGAGGTGTAACATCTAATCCATAAGATTTTAAATTAGAATAGGCAATTTGTAAAGGTACATTTTGATTTGAAGTTAAATAAATAGATGATAAATCAGCATTTATATCTTCAAAAATGGGTTGCCATACATCAAATTTAATAGCTTCCTGTTTTTGCCCATTTCTTAATATTGTTATAGGGTTTCCAGTTTCACCGTTTTGACTCCATGGATTTTGGGGACTAACATTAAACTCACTAAAATCTCCATCTATTTTTCCTGTAGAACCAAATCTTAGGGAATTACCAAACCTACCTTCAAATATAACATCTCCCTCCTGTGGGTATAAATTTTTAATATCTCCTTGATCCCTAAAGACATCTCCTAATGAAGCACCTCCCTTAGGGTTATTAGGGTTATTAGGCATTCCGGATTGTACATCTTCTGCTGTATTGCTATTTGTATTAGCATCTCCAGATGTTACAGAAGAAGGTAATGCGTTTACATCCGTACTATTCCATATTGGTATAGAGTTTGTATAATAAAATGTATTTGAATCAGGGTTACCACCTAATAATCTGCTTCGGGAGGGGCCCAATGTTACAAAAACAATTTCATTTACTAATGGTAAAGTTCTAACACTAGTGTTAAGAGGTAAAGCTATAGTTCCTTGAGGAATATCAGTTATAGCTGTGGATCTATTTAATGCTTCAAAAGTGATTGCACCTACACCCCAATATTCTCCTGCATTTTGGAATAATGATTCCTCATTTTCTTCAGGTACAATATTTACTTTTTTTACCCTTACAGGGATAAAGCCGGGAGCATCAGAAATTCCATTAAAAGAATTTCTATTACTAGTGCTACCTATATTTTTACTAAAATCAAGCTGGCTTGGCATCCTCTATTACTGGTTGTTCTGTTTTTTTATCTAATTCTTGAAGTGAGCTAAATAACATTTCTTTATCTTCTTCGGAAAGTAATTCGTCACCCTCTGCTATTTTACTATTCATAGCACGCTGTACTATACCAGCCATTTTTATTAAGGCATCGTCATTTTTTATAGCTAATTCCATATATTCCTTTATTAAAGGTACAATCATGGTAGCTTCACCTGGGGATGTTATTAGTGGTTTTAAACCTTCTATTAAAGAACGTAATTGTGATTCCTTATCTTTTTGATTAGTGTGAATTTCTTTTAAAAGATCGGAAAAATTTTTCTTTCCAAATAATTTTACTTGTGAAAAATCCATAGTCTATGCTTTGGATATAAATATAGATGTACTAAAGAATTAGAATTTCATACTAACAGTACCATGTTCAATATATTGAGCCATCAATTTTTTATATATTTTCTTCATTCGTTTTAATACTTTAGTAATTTGTGGAGTACTTTGATCAGTCATCTCACGAATGTAAATGTAAATAGCTTTTTTATTAAACAATTCTATATGTTCTCTTCTTCTAAATAAAGATAAAATAGCATCTGCTGTTCTAGCATCCTCATGTTTTGGAAAATGATCAAACAGATGTAAATCAAAATATTTTATTAAATACTCTATAAATTCTGTAGCTTCATCCTTAGGTTTATCTATGGATTGATTATTAACTAAATCAATAGTTATAGATTGATCTTTATCTACAGCATCTACTTCCGCTCTTTGTTTTAATTTTTTATAATTATTATTATTATAAAGTATTAAATAACGTTTTGCAATAGTACCAAAATAGGAAAATGCCTTACCTTTTTCTTGTTTATATAAGTGTAACTTTTCTAGTAAAAAAGTAGTTACTTCATGTTGTAACTCGGCTATGGTATCAACTTCGGTATAATAAAATTTAAAAGTATGGATTATGTTTTCAGTTAATTTATGAAAACCATACCAAATACGTTCATTATATATTTGATTACGTTTTTTCTCGTCAGTAGTATTTAAATACTCTATAATAGCCTCTTCAGTATCGGCTGTAAAGTATTGGTTTTTTGTTTTAGGTCTTCTTTTTCTTAATGTACCTTTTTTAGTGTACATTGGACCTTCATCCCTTTTAGGTGGAGTTAGAATGTTCCCCTGCAAGTTCTCATCAATAGGTGGATTCATTTGTTTATATTATACTCGTTTATAAGTTCTTGAATCTCCTTGATTCCTGAAAAGAACCAACCTATTTCATCATCTGATTGGAATGTTTGTTTTGAATCGATTTCCTTAATTTTTCGATCCGATTCTGACATTATTGTAGTAATATTTTCTATATAATTATCCCTTTTTACTATTTCGTCCTCTAATCTTTCATTTTTTCTCATTAGATTCCAAATAATGTAAGAAATAACCCCAATACTAAAAACACCAACATTGACTAATACGATAGTAGTTGCATCCATTAGAGATTCTTTACTAAATTCATTAAATTATCTTTTCCAGAACCTATTTTATCTAAGTTAGTATTAACTCGATCTTGTTTTGAAACTTTTTGTTTAGGTTTTTTATTATCAAATTTACCTATCCATTCTTTTTCAAATTCTATTCTTGCTGCCATGAGGTCAGCTTGGTGTAAAACATAAGGGAGTGAAGTACGCGGTTTAGTTTCAGGCATAAACCCTTTTAAATAAGGACTATTTGCCTCATCATATAAACCATCATGTGTTTTAATAGCAATGAATTCATTAGTTGTTAATTGAATACCTGCTTGTTGAAGTAAAAATAATGAACGGTCTGGGACTGTCATGTATTCATTTTTTGTATTAAAAGTATACATTTCTCCTAAATTTTTCTTTCTCCATTCATCTGTAGATGGAAAAACAGAAACCTCTTCAAGTGAGCCTATTTTTCCTAAATCATGGTTTAAAGCGGAGACAAATAACTCCTCCTCAGTAAAAGTATCTGCCATTCCCATTTCCGACCAAACATCATTTAGCTTAAATGCGGCCGTAATAACACGAACTACGTGTTCAACATAACCACCGGGAAAACAATTATGATAAGCTTTTTTGTGTGAAGCAGGGAGTAGGGCAATACGATCATCTAAACTATTATAAAAGTCTAGAAATTTCTGCTGTCTATCACCCGTTACGTATTTTTCTATACCCCTAATAAGAACTTCATAGTTCTCCTTAATTTGCTCCGCTGTTAAAACCATTAATTATATTTTATAATTCATAATAATATTTTAGAAGAATTTCAATGGCTTCCTCTATTGTATTAAATATACGAATGTGATTTAGTTCCTCCAAGTTTGTCTCTGAAAGTATATAAACATATTCTTCTTCTGATTTTCTAAAAAATATGATGGGATAAAACTCGGTTTTAAGATGGCGCTCAAGATAGTCGCCCATGTGTTCGTTTTCTTCAACATCAATATTTTTAAATGGGATTCTGAGGTGAGAGAGTGCACCTTTTGTAGCTTGACAGAATTTACAATCGTCAATCGTATACAACGTTATTTCCCCTACCCCTTTTTTTCTCATTTTCTCTTAAACCCCCATTTTATAAATATCAATTTTTCAAACCTTCGTATTTAGAAGGTAACGATTTATTTTTGCTTCTCCAAATTTTCTTCAAGAAGCTTTTTCCATTCATTTATTTTATCTATTCCTTCTTTATATTTGTTTTCTTCAAACATAGGTAATAAATCATTATCAATTGAATTTAATAAATTTTTAATATCACTTTTTTTCAAACGAGAAGCAACTCTCATTCCTTCAGTATCTTTAATAAATAAAGGTTCAAAAGGGGCTAAAGCTAATTCCATTAAACTATTTTTTGCTCCACTAAATTCTTTGTGAGCATCTTGCATTTGGTTTAAATAACCTTCTAATATATTTCTTGCATCCATATTTTTAAAACTTTGTTAATTTGACTCAGCCAGACTCCTTATTAAAGAGCTAACCTAAAATGAGTATATTCCATAATACATATATACTATTTTGGGCGTAAAACAACGAATAACGTGTCCCTAACAAACCACTCATCGTCAAATGTCACGTCCATATATATTGATATAGTGTCGCGCCGTTTTACGGCTGCTTGGTGTATTGGTCCAACAGTTTGTTTAGTGTAGAGATCCAATTCTTTTGGTTGATAGCCTTGTACTTTACCATTAAAGACTCTAGGACGATCAAACCTAACGCTGTTAGAACTAACATAAGGAACGTTATCAACAAAATTAGTGTTAGTCCCATCGTTATAGCGGTTAGGAGTAGAAAAGGAGGCCCAAATATTATACTCGCCATTATAGCGGTAGCGCTCGGGCATTTTATTTGCCTCGGCGTAGAGTAAGAAGTACGTATCTGATTCGAGCGAGTCAATATATACTTCTTGGTATTTTTTGTTTTTGACGATGAACGCCTTTGGAATAAATTTTTCATTATTATCTATTAAAAATTCGGAATGGTCAACCCAGAGGGGTTCTGGAGTACAACTTGTAGCAAAACCTAAACACGTCAATGCTACGAGCATCCAATATAATATCCATTCGCCTGTTTTCTTTTTCATATCTTAAATATTGTGTTTAGTCTTGATGAACCCGTGAAACCATATCTTTCAAATTTTGAATGTAAATCAAAATCTAAATGCTTATTCCATTTATCTACTACTTGTTTAGTAAATCCTTTACCATCACCCTTAGCAAATTCTACTATCTCGGGGGCTATAGACATTGGCATTTCTATATTCTCATGAATATTATTACCAATATACTTAGAAGATATACTATCTCCTTCTCCTCTTTTTTTTCTAGGAGTAACTTTTTTCCAATCTACCACATCGGATCTTTTAACGAAATTATTTACCTCGGTAAATAAAATTTCTTTAACACCTTTTTTATATGTTCTGAAGATAACCACATTATAAGTGGTTACCTTTCCGGTATCAAATTCTACTATTAACTTTTCCATATTAAGCGTGTCTTAAATTTTGTTCTAATGTCCACTCTAACATTGATTCAAAGTTAGCATCCGGATCTCCTAATTCATTCCATTCGAATAAAAACGAATCCGCAATTGATAAAATTCTATCATTTGATAATTCGGGGAATGTTTCCCCCTCTATTTGTCGGGCACTAATCATACCTAACAATTCTTGTACTACATAATCTTGATTCATATATCTCATAACCTTTAAATTTTTTCTATTAAACCTAATGATGCTTTAACTTTTCCACCATTTTCATTTTTTAATATATAAGTTTTTCTGTTGA